TTGTGGAGCGCCTTACTGGCGCTCCCTCAGACAGCTACGTCAGCCCTGCCATGCTCTGGGGCACCAACACGGAGCCGCAGGCACGGGCAGCGTATGAAGCTGCCAAGGGTGAGTTCGTGGACCTGAGCGGGTTCGTGCCGCACCCAACCATCTCAGCGTCCGGGGCCAGCCCTGACGGCTTGGTGGGCGAGGACGGGCTTATAGAGATCAAGTGCCCGAACACGGCCACGCACATTGAAACACTTCTCAGTGGCAATATTCCCACCAAATATCTGCTTCAGATGCAGTGGCAAATGGCCTGCACAGGCCGGGCGTGGTGCGACTTCGTGAGCTTTGATCCACGTATGCCGGAAAACATGAAGATTTTCATTCGCCGTCTAAAGCGCGAGGATGTCATCATCGCGGATCTGGAAAAAAAGGTCGTCAAGTTTTTGGCCGAGCTTGACCAGAAGCTGGAAGACCTCATGGTTGTGGCTGCGCGGGATGCTCTTTGAACTGAAGTGCGAGCACTGCAAGAAAGGATCTTTCTGGTACCCTTCTGAGTTGAAACACCGGAGAACAGGACCACGCAAATACTGTTCTCTGGAGTGTCGGTCAGCGGCAACTTCAAAGTACGTTCGGACACCATGCCGCTGGTGTGGTGGTCGAACGAAAAGAGCGCACCAGATGTTCTGTTCCTACGCTTGCACAGGGAAGTACCGCGTCGCCACAGGGCACAAGCGCGGGGAGAAGATACGAAAGCCGAAGGAACCGATAAGATGAAATTAGATAGAGCGATACTTCTTGGACTGATGGCCGTTTTCTCTGTGATAGGAATTGCGTGGAAGGATTTCGCTCCCTTCGTAATCCTTGCCTTGTTGTTTATGCTCTACACGGAGTCACAAAAGCATGAACAGACGGAAGAGAGGCTAGAGGCTGCGGTGTCTCTTATCTCATCGTTCCTCTTGGAAGAGGCTGAGAAGAAAGATGAGCAATCATCAGGACCGTGACAGGTACATAAGCATCTTCTACAACGACTTCAAAATGCCCATCAAAGACATCGCAAGGCACTACGATCTTGCCGTCGAAGTTGTGGAGAGTATGGTCACTTATGCGCCGAAGCGTAGGGCTGAAAGACAATTGTTGGATAAGATGCCTGAGATGTTCCAGAAGTGGGTCAACGGCAAATCGCATAAGACGCTGGGGAAGGAGTACGGTGTAGACAAGAGACTGATAGGGCGATGTCTTAGGGGATATGGCGAGAAGCTTCACCCTGAACTTTTCGAAGCGACGATGCTAAAGCACAAAAGCCAAACAGAGGATTGAACGATGGCTTGGGAAACACGCGACAATAGCGGCTCCATGTTTAAGAACAACCGCAAGGAGACGGATAAGCATCCCGACATGACTGGCGAGGCCCTGATTGAAGGCAAGACGTTCTGGGTCAACGCTTGGCGCAAGGTCGATAAGAACGGGAACCCTTGGTACTCCTTCGCCTTTAAGGAGAAAGAGCAACGGTCTTCCGCGCCAGCGAAATCGTCTAAGCCTGTCCCCGATGATGATGATTCCATCCCATTCTAAGAGGCGAGCATGAGCAACGAACTTCCCGTCTCCGAACAGTACAGGATCGTAGCGAAAAAGTGGGTGGACGCCGATGCTGCGGCCTCCCTCTTGGAAGAGAGCAAGTCCAGCTTCCTCGCCAAGATGATGACTGAGCATGGAGACATGCCAGTCAGCCGTGCGGAGATGAACGTCAAGTCATCTGTCGAATGGCAGGAGTACATAAAGTCCATGGTGGAGGCGCGTCAGAAAGCGGCTCTCCTGAAGGTGCAGCTAGAGTACATTCGCATGAGGTTCAGCGAAGAACAGTCATACGAAGCCACTAAACGCGCAGAGATGAAGCTATAGGAGTCGGTTATGGAAGGGCAGACGTTTGAAAGCTATGGCGCAGATGTTCTGATGCTGTCGAAGAAAATTGGCGAAGCGATAAAGGATGACCCTTTGGTCGTAGCCATTCCCTCTCTTGTCCTGCTTGTCGCGATGGCGATTGAACACACGAGCAAGGATGACGCGGAAAGGAACGTGCTTTTGAAGAACACCATCAAGCTACTGACCGATGCGATAAATGCGTGCGCGAACGATCCGAGCGCTGAAAAGCTTCAATGAAGCGTGTTCGCATCACAACGAAGATGAGAGCTGACATTTTCATGCGGCATGAGGGCGTATGCCACTTGTGCCGTATGAAGGTGCTGCCGGGAGAAGAATGGGATGTTAGCCATGATATACCGCTGGAAGCAGGCGGCGCTGACGATGCTAGTAATTGGCTGGTTGCCCATCGCAAGTGCCACCGCCGTCATACTGCTGAAGTAGACGCGCCTCTGATCGCAAAGGTGAAGAGGAAGCATCACGCGCACATAGGGGCGAAGAGATCTAAGTCGCCCTTGCCAGGCGGGAGAAATTCCAAATGGAAGCGCAAGATGGACGGAACGGTAGTCAGGAGAGATGGACATGGCGAAGACGGATGAGGAGTTCGCAGAGTCCCTTATGGAGTCTCGGGATGCTGTCTTTGCCGTTGCCAAATGGCTGCATAAGCAGGACTACGACCTCTTCATCCCCCGGATCACTCTTCGACCAAAGTACGCGAAGGCTGACGACTATGTAGATGACGGCGACATCCATATGACCAAGAATGGGGTCACGCATAAGGTGAATGTCAAAGGTCATCCAAAACTAAAGTTTACAGACACCTATTGGCCGTTTAAGCACGTTCTCGTGTCCAGCAAACGGTTCGTTGATCTAAAAGGTGATGACATAGGGTACTATATGTCCGTCAGCGGGGACTTCAAATATGTCGCGGTGACGACTAGAGCCAAGACGAAGGACGCTTGGTTTTTGGTCACCTACTACAACAAGCATTCACGTCAGATGGAGACGGCATACGCCTGCCCCACTGACCTCGTGAAGTTCTTTAAAATTGAAGGGGATGAGTGATGAGGCTTCTGATTACCATGAACATGCCCAGCGCAGCTGGGAACAATGTTCATCAGTTGACCGTCGAACACAAGGCGGCCAACCTTTCTGAATTTTGCGAACATCTTAATCACGACATTTTTGTTGAATGCAGGATCTATTATCGCCGGATCAACCACGACGGTTCTGTTTTCTGGCAGGACAAAGGCAACATCGTTCTTAACACTGCGCACATAGGAAAGGTGCAAGAGTATGTTGAATATGACCGAAGCGAAGTCTCTGAGGAATCCTCTGAATATGCTGGAGGAAGCAGCGCGTCTTATCGGGGACCGAGGGGAACAATACGGCCCCCCAGATAGGTGCTTTGACGCCATCAGCAAAATGGCGACCGTCATGTTGGACAGGCCGATCAGCGCACGAGATGTCGCCATGGTTCTCTTGGCAACCAAGCTCGCTCGGATGGTCAGCAGCCCCAAACTTGCAGACAGCTACGCTGACGCGATAAACTATCTGGCTTTCGCAGCGAGGTTTGCGGAAGTTGATTCATCAACCCAAGGTGCAAGCATAGAGGACGACATCGCCGCTGTAGCAAAGCGGTTTGCGCCAGTTAACGTGGAGAAGCTGAATGAAGAAGATACTAGCCTTGGCGACCGCCGCTCTGGTGGCCACACAGGTAAATCTTCCGGCAAGGGCAGTTGAAGACAGCCCCGCCGACTTCTTCCGAAAGGACCGAGAGTATTGGTCCCAAGGGAGGAAGGCTCCAGCAGAGCCAGACTACTCATGGGCAGGGTCACTGAATACGAATACGACGAGTAATGTTCCTGCCAACAGGGCGCACGTAGCCAGCAAGGTGAGAGAAAGGACGCAGGCAGAACTTGGGTCGCAGTGGGTTCCTACAGCCCTATCTCTGGCGAGGCTGGAGAGTGGGTTTAACTGTGGGGCTACCGGACCCAAGACAAGGCATGGCCGCGCCAAGGGCGTGTTTCAGGTCATGCCACAGAGCGCCAGAGCGCTAGGGTACGACTACAGCAGGCTGCACGACTGCGATCACGGCATCGCGGCTGGTGTGGCTCACATGAAGGCGTGCATCCGGTCTGGCGTTAAGACTCACAACGAAATGGCCAAGTGCCATGTTGCAGGAGTTGGTGGATGGAATACCAGACTGAACAGCAGGGCTGAGAACTACAAACGGAAATACGTTCGACTAGCTTCAAGAATGTAGGAACACGATATGGGAAAAGAACTGTCAGAGAATGATAAAAGGATCTTGGCACTTTGGAAGGACGGCGTTTCGGGTTCCGACATCGCCCAAGCCCTCGGAGTGACTAAAGGTTCCATCATGGGCAGGCTTTTCCGGCTTAGGGAGATGGGGATCTCGACCGAAAGAGAAAGATCCCCATCTTCACCAGAGGCCAAGGAGCCGAAGGTAAAGGCCGAGAAGAAGGCAAAGGTCTATCGCACCAATAGGATTCACTTCCCGCCCACCCCGAGGAGAAGGCACGGCGCTGGAATATCAATATTGGAACTGAAACGGAGTTCGTGCAGATACATCGTCGGATGGTGCGAACAGGATTTGCACCTGTACTGCGGCAAGGAGCAAGAGCAAGGCTCCTACTGCGGGGACCATGCAAAGTTGTGCTACAACCCCAACGCTATCTTGAAGAGCAAGAGAAAGTTTTCGTTTTCGTATCTGACGGGGATTAAGGATGTCGGAGCTAAGTGACGACGTTATTTCCAAGGGGTGGCACTGGAGCTACGGCTGGCTGAGGCGTCCCGAGATGGACGTGTCTCATGCCGGGTATGTGTATGAAGACGGCGACGGGACGCTGATGATTTTTAAAGATCATAGCCGAAGACGGGCCGTCTATCTGGAATGTTGCCGTGATAGCAAAAGCGGCGAACTGTATCTAAAGGTAGGTAGGCCGCCAAACTCATGCGGCTTCAGGATGAAAAGACCACCGAAAACCCGCAAGTAAAAAAAGGGCCCCCGGATAATCTGGGGGCTCATGCTTAAGATATACCGCTTCCGGTGATTACAAACTCATTGGATGCGATACACAGGACAGTAACCAAGCCACGTGTAGCGAGAGTCCGGTTTCCCGTCGAAATCGTTCCAGCCAAACGAAGGGTGACGCTGCTGCCTTCCGTTATCGTTATGTTGGAAGCAGAGTTGTTGTAGATGGTCACGTTATTTCCAACGCTGAAAATGCTGCTCGGGACAGTCACCCCCGAGTTCGTGGAGATAAACTTTCCGTTGTCCGTCGCAACAAGCACATAGCTTGTAGACTGAGAGTTGGCGGGAACATTCCTGACGTTTCCAATGCTGTCGGCAATGGAAGACAAGCCTGTGACTGCGCCGGTAACAGCAAGAGTGCTTTGCAGAGTCGCCGCGCCAGTGACCGATAAGGTGCTCTGAAGGTTTGTCGCGCCGGTAACCGTCAGCGTGCCATTGACCGTCCCGTTGTCCGTGACGTAGGCCAAAACTGAAATGTTGTTGTTGGGGGTCGCGCCATCCGAAACGATGATGATCCGGGAAAGGCGAGGCACAGTAACGGTCGTGCCAGACCCACCCCCACCAATCGTGATCGCGTGAGGACCGCCAGACGCATCCGTCACGGAATTATAGACGATCCACATTCCGCCGACGTTGGACGGAATTGTGTAAGTCACCGGGGCGCTAATGGAACCCGAGATTGACAAGAAAAGGCTTCGGTACTGAGTAGCCGAAAGCGTTGCGCTCCCGCCAGTGGCATTAAGCGACGTAACGCTGCCGAACGCGGCGTCAATAAAGTCAAAGTCGTCGTTTACGGGGCTATCCCATATATCGACGTAAGAGTTGTTTGCGGGCTTCTCTATGTTTTTGTTTTTCGTGTAAGTTGACGGCATGGTCAGCCCTCTAGGTTCTGTTTGGCGATCTCAAGCGCCTTCGCCACGGTCTCGTCTGATGATTTTAGCAGGGCTTCCGTCTTCCCGCTAATTGCCTTCTTGGCGCGGTCAGCAGCGGCAACCATGTGCTGCGCAGACATCACCCGGCCACCAGACTTTCTGGCGATCGGAATATTGATCGGGCGACCTGTCGATGAGGACGACTCAGGGGGCTCCAGAGCGCGTTCAACAGACGGCCCCGCCTGAACAGCCAAGCGAGCCAAATCCTGCGTCATGACAGCCTTGTACTTGTTCAAGACAGAGTTGACGTTCTTGTTTCTCTCCGCCATTCGCGAGAGCCTAGCGATCTGATCCGGGTCATTGCTGGCAAGGATTCTGTTGATCCTACCAACGATAGCCCGCTCCTCAGCATTAAGAGCAAGGCGACGCGCCGCGCCGATACCAGCCATTGATGCGCCAGCAAGGCCACCAACGGTAGGGTTCAGCAACAGGCCGGACACCGCGCCATAGCCGACGCCTGGGGCAAAGGCAGATCCGACAAGTCCAGAGCTTAGACCGGGCAGCCCAGCCGCCTTGTTGAAATCAATCGCCTTCTTCAGGTTGATGACATCTTCAGCCGTGGCGACAGCGTACAGCCTGTCAGCCTTTGCCCGACCGAAAAGGGCAGCCATCTTTTCGTATTCAGCCTGAAGATTGGGAACGACAGTCGAACCTGTAGCCCGCTTGGCGTTCTCCCGAAGCTGATAAAGGTAAGCCTCTTCAAACTGGCGCTTCTGGTCAGGGCCATACTTGGTATATGCCCGGCGCGCTTCCTGAAGATCGGTGAGGTTGTAGCGACCACCGGCAAAGTTAATGCCCGAGTCAATCGCGTTCCTGCCTTTAAAGAACCCGCTGGCTTCGTCCAAGGCTTTCGCATAGCTCGGGACGGTCGTCTTTAGGTCATTCCGAAGATTGTCTCTGATGCTGGAAAGCTGGCGACCCAGAAGCCCGTCGTTGTTCTTGAAGGCGCGGTCAACCATATAGTCAAGGTTGGTCTTGACCTCATGCCAGAACGTCAGGTTGTCCGGTGCCGCACCACGAAGTGTACGGGAAGCCGCACTGATCGCTTCTGCCGCGAGAGGATCGGCGCGCAGAGAATCAGTAACCGCGGATTGAACATTCTGTGCTTCTTTGCTGGACCGGGCAGCCTTAAACAGAGCCGGGTTATCAACGTCGATGCCGGTCTGCATACTAGTGCGACGCCCAGCAGTCTGAATGGGGCCGCCATAGATGTTGTTGAACGCAGCATCCAGACGGGCAGCACTTTCTGCTTGGCGGGTCTTCAGGAAATCATCAATCAAGTCAGCAGCGGCGCGACCCTCTGAACTGGCGAGGCCACGCTCTGCCGCCTTAACCCCCTGCTTGCCGAGAAGGTCATAGGCCAAAAGCTGCTCGCCTGGCGTGCCAGTAGCAGTCTGTGCTCTCTGACGGATCTCAGCCAGAGCGGTCTGGATCTCTGTATCAGACGGAGCCTTGCCTGCGGCGCGAGCCGAAGCAATCTCTCTGGCAAACTGGTTTTCAGCCTCGGCAGTCGGGGCATAGATATTCCGGCCCGTCTGAACCATGGAAGGCGCATACCGACCGATTGCCAGTGCAGACACGACACGGGCGGCGGCCTCTGCCTCTGGACCGAGACCAAGAAGGCCAGATGCAGCTTGGCCCGCTGTTTCAGATCCCGCGCCAGTGATCGCGCCAACAGCAGTTTGGAAAGCCTTCTGCTTGCCCAGCAACCCAGGCCCAGCAAATTCCGTTATGGTCTTGGCGTACTTGCCCGACGTTGACGAGGGTTCGTACATGGGACCAGTGATACCAGCGGCCTCGGCATACGGCTGAACGAACCGACCGATGTCGGTACCAGTCGGCAGCCGTGGCTGACGCTCCAGAATTTCACGACCGGCCTGATGTCGTTCCCTCATCTCCCTTAGACGAGTTTCCGCTTCCGGCGACCCGGATTCTCCACGCAGATAAGAAGATCCGCGATGGAAAAGTTCTTCGCCCTTCTCTACAGCCTTTCCCATGCCTGTTCTCAGAAGGTCAGACACGGTTCCGGGCAAACCAACGATCCCAATCGGGATGTTCTGCGCGCCCGAAATAATGGCGCTGCGAACGTCCTGCCCCGGTGATACCGGAGGCTTTTCCGCATATCCCAAGTCAGCCGAAGTCAGGCCCTGCAAAGCACTGGTAGCGTCCTCGCGGGACATCCGCTGAGGACCGGGGGCTCTGCGCTCAGGTTCTCTTCGTGGCGCGGGCTCTTGGTATCCAAGATCCGCAGAAGTGAGACCTTCTAAGGGGTTCGGCCTGTCAACCATCAGAGGGGCCTCAGATCTGTGAATACGCCGCGCTCTTTGTTCCACCGCCCGATGAAGCCATTAGGCGTAACCCGCTGGCCGTCTCTGGTCAGGTTTCTGGCCTCTGGCGTATCGTTCACATACAGCCAGCCATCCTTGCGCCTATCGGCTTCAGGCAAATCGCCCTTGACCGGAGTATTGGCTTCCGCGCGATCTGTGTAGGACCGCAGATTGTTGTTCTTCTGCCACTCACGGCGGAAGCGGGCAAACTCATCAGCCGTCGCATAGGGATTCGCAGACTTCCAATCACGGAAGGCGTCATAGAATGCTTGGTGATACTCGGTCAGCGCCTTACCCTGAGCGATCAGAGCCCTGTTGGAAGCAGGCTGCAAAGTCGGATCGGTGACCGACTCCTGCATCCGCTGGATTTCGGACACAAGGATACGACCGCCAACTTCCTGCAATCTGCCGAACAGCTGGTCGCGAGCAAGCTTTACGAAGCGTTCGAAATCAGTGACATCCCGTAGCTTTTCAGGGTCAACCTTGATACCGACCGCATCCGCGAGAGCCGTGGCGTAGGTCTTGAAGTTCGCAGCCTTGTCGGTGCGATACTGCTCAAGAATTTCGCCCATCTTGTTCCAGCGCTGAAGGATTTCAGGGGCAGCAGACTGCATCTGCTCCATGTTGTCCTGAACAACAGCGAACCGCTCTGCGTCCTTCTGGGCGGCAATCTTCTGACCTTCAATCTGATTGGCAATACGCTGCCACTCAGGCGGGACAATAATGGAGCCGTCCTTCAGGAAAAGCTGTCGGCTGCTGATGATCTTGTTAATCTCCTCGCGAAGAGAAGCTTGCTTGATGTCAAGCTCCTGCTTCTCTTTCACGTCGGTTGCCACCTCAGACGCGCGCTTTGCCTCTTCAATCTGCCTTTGAAGATCAGGAACGTTGTGACTCGGTTCAACTTTGCTCCAGTCAATGGTGGACATTAAAGACTTCATCTGTGGAGACGCCAATGCCCTTTCAGTGGCATCAGTCTGCACAGACGGGCCAGCAGGCGCAGCCGGAGCACTAGGCGCAGCCGGACCGGCAGGAGCACCTGTAGGCTCACCTGTCGCGGCAGAAGGGGCAGGCGGCTGAGCACTAGGTGCACCCTGCGGGCGAGCCCCAACCTCCTGCCTAATCTCTCCAGACTGTTCAATGATAGAGCCGTCAGCCAGCTTTTTCTTGAACTCTTCCAAGCTCCGAATGGGCGGCTGACCCCTAACGTACCTGATCTTGTTGAAGTCCAGCAGACGCTGGATCATCGCCATGTCAGTGGCCTGCTGGATTTGTGCAGTCTCGGCTTCCACCTTACCGATGTCAGCTCGGCCCTTCTCAAGGCCAGTGTAGGCAGAGACGCCACCCATCAGACCTTCACCGATGGCCTGCCCCAAGAACGGGCTCTTGGAAGCCAGCATGGATCCAAGGAAGCCAAGGGCGGGAACCCAGAACTTTTCGCTGGTGGGAACGCCAGACGGGAGATATTCCCGTGCAACGTCGCCAAGCGTTGCTTTGCCAGCAGGAACGCCAGCGTACTCGCCGGGACGGCCACGCGAAACAGCCTCGCCAAGGGGGAACTTACGCTCACCACCTGTCTCACGCGATCCTTCAGCCGGCAGGTCTCTGGCAGCAGCAGTATATCTCCCTTCTGGGTCGATAAGACCTGCTTCTGTCGCTCTGCGGCGCGCGTTTATTCCTTGGTTGTGAACACCAAGAGCATTCACCGCGGAGGCGATGTCAGACAAATTTCCAGTCTGCGCAGCCCTGACTACAGAGCCCGGAACGCGCCCATAGTTATAAGCGACAGACGTAAGCGCAGCCCTAGCGTTCGGCGGCAAGCGCCCCCAATTTTCTTCGCCGATTGCTTGCTGAGCGCCAGACTGGAACTCTCCGACACGCCGAGCCAAGTCACGCTCGGCATCTTCGCGGGTGACTCTTACCCCACGAGTAACGGGGATTACCTGACCCTCTGGGCTGGTAATTGTATCGGAGCCATATCCGACGCGATATGCGTTCACATCGTAATATGGCGTTTCTCTGAAGCCTTCTTTACGTCGGATTAGCGCCAAAGCAGGGTCTTCCTGAGAAGACGAAACTTCCATAGCGCCCACAGCCGGGAGGTCAGCCTCTGCGCTGTAGTCGGCAATATCGCCACCAGCCTGATAACCCTGGCGCGGCACAAGTCCACCATAGGCGAACGGAACAGCGCCCTCCGTCGCCTTATCGTAGTCCAGATGCAGGATACCGAGGCCATCCTTGTGAACAGCGTCGCTGCGCGACTCCTGAGCCATCAGGCCCAACTGAGTAGCGCCGTCGCCAAGGTTGTACCGATAGATGGTCTGGCCATCATAGGTTTCGCCAACCGGCTTTACGTTGTCCTTCATCCGCTCATCAGAAAACGGGAGCAGGGCAGCCAATGCACTGAGGCCGCTGGCAGCAGTTGACCCGAGGGAGAAGAGGGAAGATGCGCCCTTAGCGATGTCAGCAACCTCGCCCAGACCGCTCTTCGGCGGACCCGGAGGCTGACCCGGCTTTGGAAGCTCGCGGATCTCAGACTTCCCGGCTTTCACAACGTCACCGAGAGGATCGCTGCTCAGTTCATACGGGTCGATCTCGCCGCCCTCGGCATAGCCGATAGCGCCGCCGTAAGCCTTGCCGACAAGAGCATCACGCATTTCAGTGAAGCCTTGGCGAAGCTCTTTACCCGTCTTGTACAGGTCAGCAATGTTTCTGCCCATTGATGCAGCTTCTTGGAAGCCGGACCGGGGCTGCTGAGGCGTCCCGCCCGCAGTAATCAGTCGGGGCACGGGCAGCTTGGCTTCAGGCACAATGCTGCTAAGGCCCGGAGCGCCAGCACCAGCGCCGGGTCCGCCGTACAGACCGGACTGACCGAAGGGGCCAAAAGCCTGACGCTGAGCCGCCAGAAGAGCCTGAATGTCGTTGGGGTCTACAGCGCCGCCGGGGGCATACCCGCCACGGGAGAAGGCGAGACCCTGCGACTGAGGCTGAACAGCCCCGCCCATCCAGTTCTGATCCGCGCCAGCGAGATCCAGCCCGCCGCCGTACTCCTTGCGGGGACGCTCCGTCGCCTTCGCGTAATCAACCGTCTTGTAGTAGTTGCCATCCGCAGCAGCAGCCAAGCCGACCGCTTCGGGATGCACCTTTTCCACGTCCTGAGCCATAAGGCCGATCTGTTTCGGACCGCCCTGACCCTTGTAGCGATAGGAGTAGATCGGCAGACCTTCGTCGGTCTCACCGATTCGGACGGCATCCTCCTTCAGGCGCTCGTCAGAGAAGAACCCGGCAGGCTGCGTCGTGGTGGTCGTGGAGCCGGACAACGCGCCAGTACCCATCGCGATGTTCGCGAGGAACTGGGCAACTTGGAACGGATAGCCGCGTTCTTGCAGGAACTGCTGGTAGCGCGCAGTCAGATCAGCCTGCTGAGTCTGCTGTTCAGCCGTACCCGCAGCAAGCTGAGCCTGAGCGCCCTGCAACGCCGCCTGCTGAGCCCCAGTGCCGAGAGCCGCAAGCTGCTGGCCTCCCTGCATCCGACGGGCCAGATCCTGCGCCATAACGCCCTGCTGGCCAGCGGCCGTCTGAACGGCCTGTTGGTAGCCTTGGCTGTAGATCGGAGCCATCGCCTGAGCGGTGCCCAGCGCCTGCTGACGCATGAGATTTGCCCGCTCAAGGCCAGAGCGATCACCGAAGGCCGCGCCAGAACGAATAGCCTGAGCCTGCTGCTGGGACAATTCCTGCCCCTGCTGCTGACGCAGAGCCTGATAGGTCGGAGCGGCGACCGCCTCGGTGTAAGGGTTCATGTAGTAGCCAATCTGACTTCTGGTCAGTGGCCCCACATCTTCAGAACCCGCCATCGCGAGATTGGTCGCAGCCTGATAGTAAGGCTGGGCTACGTTAGCGCCTTGCGATGTGGCGGCGATACCGGCCTGCTGGGTGGGCGTCAATCCAGCTACGAACTGCCCTCCATACTGCTGGAAGGGCTGCTGGGCGGCTTCCTCCGCTCGGACGTTAACAGCGCGATAGCGCTCCATAACCTCCTGCGGAATTTGCACGCTTTGCGTAGTCGAAGTGGATTTTCCGCCCATTGCCTACTCCGCCGCCGCCTGCAAATGCCCTGTCTTGGCATTATAAAGGAAAAACGCCCCGCTTGGCTTGCCAAACTGTCGTTCGTACAACCTAACCTTGGCTTCGGTGCGCTGATTGGACAAAACCCCGATAATCAAAGGTATGCCCAGCTTATCCGAAACCTGCTTGGAGAACTCGCAAAGCCTCCGAGCCCTTCCACCCTTGGCGCTGCGGTATTCGGGATGGACGAAAATCGCCTTTTCTTCCAAAACCGCATCATCAGAATACCACATCGTTCCCACTCTGAGTAGAACCGCGGCTTCGGGCTTCTGATTTTCTTCGCCAATAATGCCGATAAGACCCTTGTCCAAGTTTAGTGCTGGCCAGATTTCAGCCAAAAGTCGTTCTGGATTTGGATTTACAAATCCATTTTCACCGCAGGCCGATAGGGCCAGTTCCATGATGTCATGAACGTCTGCGGGTGTTCCAACTCGGATACTTGTTTCTTTCGGCATAAGACTCCCCTCAGTCTCTGCGTGGGCCTGGTAGTTTTTTCAGTGTCTTGATGGTTTTCGCTCTCATAGCTTTGACAAAGCCATCAAGTTCGCGGTGACCAGAGTCAAGGTCGCCGCCGCCGATGTGCGAAACCGTCATCGGGTCGATTACGTATTCACCACCCGCCGCAATAATTTCGACAGGGGCGGATGTAGCGCCGCCAGATGCAAAAGCCTGCTCTCCGGGCATACCTTTGAACATCTCGCGGATGATTTTGAACCCAGCCATGGTGTTCCCCTCGCCAAGGGAAGACACGATGTCCGCTGGGATGACATACGAACCCGACGGGACCGTCATCGGCAGATGATCCGTCCGCCCGGCCACAGGGCTATGGATCGGCCCAACGTGCATCTTGGGCGACTTCGGAGCGCCCATGGTCTGGGTTGTAGTCGTGACGGTTTGTCCGCCCAAATCCCTCTTGGCGCGGCCCTCCCTTGCAGTGCTCAGAGCAATGGCGATTGCCTGCTTCTGCGGACGGCCACTGTGGACCAACTCCGAAATGTTGGAACTGATCGTCTTCTGGGAGGAGCCTTTTTTCAGGGGCATGGCTACAGACTCAGGTTGTAAAAGGCGATGGAACCGATCCCGGCACCAGCAGGGCTATTGTTGATGCCGCGAGCCCCAAGGGTAAACACGTCGCTTGTGCTGAAGCCGTTGCCGGAAAGAGACGCGCTAACACCTATCTGCAAGTCAAAATTGTAGCCGAAGGGGGCCACAATAGGAACGCTGCCCTGATTGGTGGACACAACGTAATCCGTTTGGACGATCCCATCCGCCGTGGCCGTCATAGCGGTCGCGGCAGTGTCAACATCGACCATACCACTGGAGATTGGCCCAGCGGCCCATGTTGCTCCGGTCAGTGTCGGATTGCGGACCAGAACAACTTCATAATTACCCTGCGCTGTCGCAACGAAGTTTATAATTGACGGAATGATAACCGCGCCGAAGTAACTGGAGTTAATCCGAATGGACACAAGCGGCGTGAAGCTCAGGCCGGTAGCATTCGCAATGGTTGCTCCGTTCCCGTCTGGGCGAGCAATTTGTGTAGCGGATACCTGTTCATATCCACCTTCAGATATAACGGTCGAACAGATCATGGTGAGCGTTGATGCGCTCGCCGTCGTGTCTGTATTGGAAATTTCGTAGCGCAAAGGCAGCGTGGAAGTCTGCATGTAGACCACGGTGCCAATATTTGCGTTCTGGAACGTGTGACAGACCACATACTGGCCGTTGATGATGAACCCACACCGGACGTTGCCAACGCCCAACCATTCAATATCGAACCAGAGGATCTGCGTTTTGGTCAGGTCCAGAGTGATGCCGGACGGCCCTGTCCCGTTCAGCTTGTCCCCGTTCCAGTCCGCCTGAGCAACATACCGCGTATTGTTGACTGTTCCGCCCGTGTACGTCCTGATGACGAACGTAACTCCGTTCGGGCCCTGCTCAAGGTAAATGCCGTTGTAGGCGCTGAAGAACCCGACGCGCTGAACAAGATTGGTTTTCGCGGCACTCATCACGAACGTCTGCAACGTCAGCATTCCCTTACCGGGCTGGTAAGGGAAAACACGAAACGTCTGGGCCAGAGCTGACGACCCGGATGTCGTTGTCGTGCTGAGTGCCACCGAGGACTGGTTAGTGTTGTACGATGTGGTGCCGCCAGTGGCTGTAACGTAGCTGTAGTGAACGTCTGCTGCAAACCGGCTCTGGCTGTCGAACAGTGTGAAGGGATTTGAAACCCGCAGCCGACCGAAAGCATCGACGTTTGTGCCACCTATGGTGACAGATGCCGGATTGGACGAAGAACCAACGGGAGGGTAGACCGCAATCGTCATTGTCCAGGCCCTCCACCGACCTTAATGGTTACAGAGGAAGAAGAGGCATAGGCAGCAACAAACCCGCCAGCTTCCAAGACCTGTTGTCCTGTCCACTGAACAGTCGTATTCCCCGGTATTGGCGCGGCATAGAAGATGGCATTGCTCGCCCCAGCCGTACCGCCGGCCGGAACAAGAGATACGTAGAACGTCGCTGGAGTAGCCGACGTGTTGCAGATTTCTATGTCAACAATCGCCATCTGCCGCCCGGATGGGACTGTGTACAGGGTCGAATATGAACCTGTACCCGCCGCGCCAGAGGAAAGCGTTGACCCTCTCAGGTAAGAAAACAGCCCAGTAACAGCTAAGTTGATGCCATTGATGGCAACAACGCCGTTCTTCTGGGTGGTTAAGATGTCGTCAAGCGATGCGGGCATCAGAAACGATCCTTGCAGAATTCGTTGAATGTTGCCATATTACCATTCATGATTCAGGCACCTGTCGCGCGACTTCTTGAGCTTTTGTCCTACGATCCTGCCACAGGACGATTGTTCTGGCGAGTAAACCGTGGGAAGTGCAAAGCAGGGCGAGAGATTACGTGTCTTAACGAATCTGGTTACATAATAGTACGCATTGATAATGTACTCTACAGGGTTCATAGAATTGCTTGGGCTATGCATTATGGTGAGTGG